GGGTTCAAAATCGAAAGGAACATACAACGAACTGTTATCGCAAAGATAGGTAATAACTTCTTGCTGTAAAAATTGTATCTTATCTTTTAACGTATCTTTTAAGTAGCGCATATCGTTACCAGTAGCAGCAGTAGCAAAATTCGCCTGTGTAACCTGTACACCTGCCGATGTGATTTTGAAATGCGCAAAGCTGAGTGACTCTTCCAGGACTGCAAAACCAAGCAAGTCGAAGAGCTTACCATCCAAGAACAGATTTTCAAGGTCTGTATCTGTGAAGGCAGGTTCAATTGCACCGAATGCAGGATTGTAGTTGATGGTATTTACTGTCCTATTGGCTTTCAGTTCATCGAAGAAAGCAGCACCGATAAGATTGCGAACATATCTGCGCTCTGCATTGTCAATGAACGGAGCAAGTAAGTTCGGGTCGAACTGAGTATCTGTCGGAGTAATGCGGATGTAACCACCTCTCACAACTTCTAAAGCCTTTATGAATTGCGCCATCCGAGTAAGTTTTTAATTTTTGCCAATATATTTTGCTGCTTATCTGTGCCTTCTTCTGCTTGAACTTCTGCTTCTGCTTCGGTCTGTATCTGCTCTTCTTTGATTGCAGGCTGTAATGTCGGGCCATAGCCAAGAATTTCACGGCCTTCAGTTTTGGTAAGCAGCATATTCACATCGAGATCGCCTGCGAAAGATACCGGAACGATGTTTATAAAATCAAGCTCTACGCTCTTTAAAAACTCTATGCCTTCCGTTTCTGCAACTGTGTCCAAGTAAGGCTTCACAATGCCTCTTAGGATTGACTGCTGTATGTCATAAATCTTTGTCCGGTACAATATTTCGAACTCAGCACGGATTTGTTGGTTATTACCAAGCTGCCCTGGTGTAGCTTGTACTAAACTGAGCGGAATTTCGAAGCCTGTTGCAATTCTATCCTTGGCAATATTGGAAAGTTCCATAAAATAGCCACTATATGACTGTTCGAATGGTACCCAATTTGCTTTTAGTTCGGGATTTTCAAGGATTTGGAAGATAACTTTGAAGTCATTGCCTGTATCAGTCATCTTGTGCATAAATGCTTCCTGGTAATCCTTTTGCTGTTCGGGAGTAAGGTCACCAAACAACTGCAATAAACCCGATGTGGTTAGTCCATTGCGGAACTTTGATACATTGAACTTTGCAATACGATATTCAAGTTCAACAAAATGCTTGGCACCAATCCAGTTTGGCACACCCCATTGGTACATTAGAGGACTGTACTGCTTCAATTGTAGCATCGAAGACTTGTCATAACCGTACAACTCTGCGATGTTAGCACCTTGCCCATATTCTGACTCTAAAAGTTCATCAAGTTCATCTGTCCATCTTGGATATGCTGCGATATCTTTTACCGTTGCAGGAACACTATTCAATTCATATTTTTCATATCCTCTGCTTCTTCCGGTATAAGGTAGTATGGCCCAATCGGCAGATACACCAAAAAAACGAGTTTTAAGGTCTGTGCTGCGGAATGGTCGAACAAAATTTATATTCTGATGTGAAGCGAAAACAAAACCTTGAACAACATCAAGCTGAGTGAAGGCATTACCAATTGCAGTATAATCAAATGCTGCCTTTTTACAGATGTCTAAGATTGTATCTCCATCTGAATTTTGTCTACTCAGTACGGCCCAAAGTTTATTCTTCTGTTCAGGAGTAAGTATCTGTGCTGATTTTTCACCGAGAACTGATTTTTCCTTTCGGATATAGAAGCCTTCACCAACGGTATAGTAGGCCACCTTATTACAGATAGCCTTAGCTGTCGGAGAATTATTTATCAGAGCAATAATCTGCTCCAATTCACCCTCACGAACAAATGGAAGATAATCAAACAAACCAAACAGCGCACGTGTAGGGTCTGAATTTTCGTAGTATAAGTCCTTAGGTAATACGATCTGATCGGCCGTAGTACCTATCTGCATACTGAATAAATTATTTGGCTTGTTTTTCTTACTCATTGCTCTTCGCTTTCTGTTTCAGCTTCTGATTTTGGCTTTTTAATTTTCTTAGCAGGTAAATCTAAGGTAAAATCTTTCAATTCCTGCATAGTATTGTCAAAATATTTAAGAAGCTGCTCAGGATGTTTGCTATCCAGGTGTGCTTTGATGTATTTTTTAAGGTCATCACCTTCCAATGTTCCGAGAAATTTTCCCTTGTATGGTACATTGTAATTTTTGCAATAGTCTTTAACTTTTATCATAGCCTTAATATTTTAAAAAAGGCGGCTTTTACACCGCCTTAGATGGATAATACCCCCAATTTTAATCAAAAATCAGTATGAAAAACGCTAAGACTATGTAAGAGCGATGATACCAGCAACACCAGGAGTGAAGACAGTAGCAGCACCATCAACAACTGTGTCGCAGATAAGCTCAAGTGTAATTTGTGATGGGTCAGTCAAGTTGGTACCAGTAGTGATTTGAGTACCTGCACCAAGACGAGCATTAAGGTCAGAGAAGAATCCCCAAACAACTACTTGTCCGTTGTTTTCTTCGTGAGCAACGATGATACCACAGCAAGATTGTTTTGCAGCAGAAACAAGGAAGTTGCGAGTATCTTGGTCACGGCATTGTCCGTTGCCAGTAAATGTTTGAGTGAGTGAGTTGTTACAACCATCTTCACTTACATTGAACTGCTCTGTGAATGATTTGCTGTTACGCTTTAGCTCTATTTCGTAGAATACAGCAGGGCCAACCATAGTAATGGCTGTGATTTGCTCTGTACCATCAAAGGTGATAGTTGCTACATCTTCGAAATTTGCTATCCAAAGTCTTTTTACACCACCTGCACAAGATTTTGCGCAATTGGTAGTTAAGCCAGTAGTAATTGCCATTTTATTTTGTATTTATATTTTTGAAAATAGGGAGGCTGTTACACCTCCCGATTATATTTAGAGACCTACTGAGAATAACTCAGACCACACATAGTTAGTGTTGAATACAAACTTTGCACGTAAAGTGATTTCGTCAGTTTCAGGATTTTGGTAAACCTTGAAGAAAGAAGCACCACCAGTTGCATCAGGTCTAAGGTCAGTACCGATAACCATATTTGATTTGTGTGTGTACACAATCTTGTTTTGGTCAACTGTACCGAAGTATTCCTGAGAGATTTCATCCCACTCGTAGTGAGCCTTAACCTTGATACCTCTGTAAGAACCTACAAGGCCTTGGATTTGCTCTTCGAAGATTCTGATGAAACCTGAAGTAACAGCGTTGTCTTCCAAGTAAGTTACTACCTTATCCCAAAGCAAACCGCTGATGTGGATTACTTTCTCAGATGCAGGCATAGTCTTGAGAGCAGCAGGAGCAGCGTTAACTACATCTTGAAGCAATTCGTATGCTTGCTGATTAGTAAGAGAAACACCTTGGTTTGAGTTAGTGTAAGCACCGATTGTGCCTGCTGTAACCAATTGGTCAAGATATTTGAAAATACCATCTGCCCAGTTTAAGTTGTCATCAAGGTTAGCAGAATCGCCAAACCAAGCTACACGATTAACATCACGCTTGATACCTTCACCCAACTGCTTAGTAAGCAAGTTAAGAAGGATAGTCAAGTCAGGATTGCCCTTTGCAGTTGTGTACAATGGAGCAAGTAGATCGTAGTGAGTATTGATGAACTCCTCATAGCACATCTTGGTACCAGCCTCAACGTACTGAGCAATCAATGAACGCTCAGACATAGAAGAAACACCTTTGTACTTAGGTGAGCAAGCTTGAAGCTTACCAGTTACATTTTTGATTGCAGAAAGAAGACCGATTTTGTATTCACCTGCAAAAAGGTTTTTTACGATAGCAAAATCTGCCATCATATCTTTGTCCACGAATACAGGTTCGAACATAATGTCGATTGCATCCTGTGCGTTTAATTTGATATTTAAAGATTCCATTTTTAAAAATTTGTTTTGAGTGAAAAATTAAGCTACAACTACTGAAGTTGTGAAACTACCATATTCAGAACCTGCATTGGTTACTTTTACAACTACATCATAAGTACCAGCAGCAAGAGCACCTACAACTGTTATAGTTGCAGTACCATCAGCGGCAACTACTGCCGTATCAGTAACAGCATTAACAGTAGCTTCAAGTGTATAACCAACAAGACCGATGGCATCAACTACATCAATTACAGTTTGAGTTGCACCTGATTGGTAAACTGTTGAATCAATAACCAAGTAAGCACCTCTCTTATTGCTGTTAAGAGCATCAGCAGTATTAAGGTCATTGCCATCAATCATAAATACTGAATCAATATTTACGCTGTAGCTAAGAACTTGCTCTTGTCCGAGAAGTTTGTAAACGATTTCAACTGAAGCATCAGGACTTGTTACGTTTGCAATCTTGTTTACGTTAGTGATGTTAAGAGTAGTAGTTCCACCTGACTCTAAACCTGATGCACCATTACCAGCTGCATCTGTAACACCAAAACGGATGAACTCGAACTGAGCAGCATTACCGCTGTTAAGAGTGAAGTCTACGCTGTTGCCATTGTTGAAAAACTCTACAAGGTAGGTAGGAGCTTCTGTGCTGTAACCTACGTTCATACCTTTAAGAATAATGCCACCGCTGTTAGCTTTAACAAACGGATTTACGGCCGCTTTTTTGAAATTCTTTTCCATTTTTATAATTTTGGATTTGTTTTGAAATAAATTACTCTCCGTTCAATTTAGCTTTAATAGATTTCGCAGCATTAACGAGCATTCCTTCGTTTTTGTCTGAGAATTTTCTTAAAGCTGCATCTCTGCGACTAAGAGTTTCAGTTGTTTGAGTTTGAGCAGTTACTTGTGGCTTCTTCTCGCCTTGTTTGATGCGAGCAAGTTCCTCACGTAGTGCTTTGATTTCGTTGGTTACATTGTCAGCTTCAGGTTTTTTTACTTTCATACCTTTGGCTTCGATAGCTGCAATCATTTCCTCTTCAGTCATTACCTTTTCTTCGATAACAACTTCTTCCTCTTCCGGTGCTTCGATTTCGACTTTATATCCAGCAGCCTTTAGAGCTTCGATCATTTGTTCTTCAGTCATTGTTTCTTCGATTTTTTCGATGTTTGAAATGTTTTCTTCTTCGGTTTTTTTGTATTCATCTTTTGGCGCAAAACCTAAGAACGCCAAGAATTTTTGGAAGAAAGATTTTTCTTCAGCTGTAATGTTATTGTTCAATTCTGTCATAAGTTCAGTTGGAACATTTACACAGTTACGAATTTGATTCTTTATAGCCTGAGCGGACTCAGGAGTAATATATGTTTGAGCTGTTTCAATTGCATCAACAAGGCCAGCATTTAAAGCTTGTTGTGCTGAAAACCAAGTTTCATTATCCATCCAGGTTAAAACTTGTGCTTTGGTCTCTTCACGTGAGCCATTGACAAGCTTATTATTGGATTCAATAACATCAACATAGTTTTCTGCGATACGGTCTGTCATAGAATCAAGTGTATCGGCTAAACTGCGAAGTGTCTTAGATCCGCCCTCCGCAAAGACAGCGGTGTTGTGTATCATATAGAAAGAATTGGCTGTCATCTTTCTTTGTCCTGGTGTTCCTGATGCGTGAATCATTGTAGCGATTGATGCACAAAGGCCACAAACGGTTACAGAAACATTGTTGTTTTGTCCGTGCCTACGCAAACGGTCAGCAATGGCAAAACCCTCGGTAACTTGACCGCCACCTGAGTTGAGAAAAATCTTTACATCTTTTGCATCTTGCAGGTCATAATCAATGTAACGGAGATTTTCGCCATAAAAAGCGTCAATCTCACCGTTAATCGTCATTTCAGCTGCTTCTGCGGTAAACTTATACATATTAAAAAATGAATTTGCACAATTATAACATAAAAAAAATATCATTTTAGTGCAAAAAAATGTCTTTTATATTTGTGTAATAAAATATTATTACTACCTTTGTTCTATCGATATGATAAATGACAATCAAAAACTACCAAAAATGTCAGTATTTATTTCAATCACATTAGCAGTTAACGAAGAAGGCGAATTTTGTTCAATGACAGTTTGGACAAGCCATTCAACTATTATTTTCTCGACTAAAAACCTTGAATGTAAAACAGCAAAATCTTGGTTATCAAGAATAGAACTTGAGCCAGGCAAACAATATTATAACTTAACCAAATAAAACTACCAAAAATGAGAGATTTAGCAGCAATTTACAGAAAACATTTTTTCGTTGAGACAGTACAGGCTAACGATGACCTTTTAATCATTGGCCATACCTTCTTACCAGGTGCAGATTCAAACAAAGTTTATGTTCACAGATGCAAAATAAACCCCGAAAAGTTTGATATTTATTTTGGCGTTATCGGAATGAATTATAATTTTGTATGCAGACACGAGATATTGCAAGTAAGCTACGATGAGATAAGTTCATCTATTATCAAATACGTTCCAAATCTACTAATTTATGCCCATTCCAAAACCTAATACCGGAGAATCATTCGACAAGTTCATCGAACGCTGTATGTCAGATGAGAATATGGTCTCTGAATATCCACAAGAACAACGCTACGCCATCTGCTCAATGAAGTTTAACAACAAAGACAAGGCAACCAATCCGAAGAACGAAGAAACTTTCACAGACTATCCTAAGGCAGCCACCGAGAATGCAAAACGTGCGCTTAAATGGAAAGAAGAGAACGGAAACAAAAATGATTGCGGAACTCTTGTCGGATGGATGAGAGCAAATCAGTTAGCCAAGAAAGAACCTATCAGCCTCACAACCGTAAAACGTATGGCAGCATTCATAAGACATCAAGAGAACAAAGATGTTAGCTATGACCAAGGATGCGGAGGCTTGATGTGGGATGCCTGGGGCGGTGATGAAGGTATCAACTGGGCAATTAGAAAAATCGAATCACTTAAATAATTAACAATTTTAAAACTACCAACAATGAGAACTTTATTTTTTATCCTTATGCTGTCATTCAGCGCAGCAGCTCAACAAACTGATTCAGTTTACTGCATTCAAATCCTTTCTACTCGCACACCTGAGTATATCAGAGCTGAACACTTAGCAATGTGTACACTTGATCGTGCAATGGTCGAACAAAAAGATAGCCTTTACAGGATTATGTTTGTTTACGATACATTTGAAGAAGCAGAAATAATGCTTACCACGTGGAAGCGAGCGCACAAAGATGCGTTTATCTGTCGCAGAACCCGAAAACAAGTTTCTCAATACTTTCCTTTCGTTACTAAGCTATGAAAGATATCATAATAGTAATAGTTTTGGCTATCTTGGTATGGCAATTATTACGCTGCGAGTTTCAGCAGGAATACAAGGCACCTGAGCAACTTTTTAATGGCTCAGACACTTTAAAAATCTTTTTTGTTAACGACTCCATCACGGAAATAAAACCTTTGAAATGAAACAGACAGCAGTAGAATGGTTAGTAGATGAATTAACAGATAATGGAATAGATCTTTATTTAGCTTATGAAATAATTGAACAAGCTAAAAAAATGGAAAAGCAGCAGATAATGGAGGCTGTAGAATGGGGTAATCGAAAAGGATATGATGAACACAGACTTACTTGTATCTTAGATGAAGATGAAGATTACTACAATGAAACCTATAAAAAACCTTTGAAATGAACGAAGAAACAGAAACAGCAGTTGAGTTTTTATTCCGTAGGTATATGGACAATAAACAAAAACTTACCCTCGCAGACTTTATCAATGCCTATGATATCGAAACAGAACTTCTTATCCAGGCATCAGAACAAAACTATCAATCAGAAAACTAACTACCAATGAAAGCAATCTTAATCGGTACAGCACTCGCAGCATTACTGCTGTCATTTAAACTTGCAACACCGGGTAACCCACCATCGGGAAAGCCAGTCAAACAAAAACCTGCCCACGTAGAAAAATACATCAAACGCTTTTTGAAAACTGCTCAACGTGAAGCAGAACTTTACAATATTCCAGTCAGTATAACTTTGGCACAGGGTATTATCGAAAGCAATTCAGGTAGATCCGAGCTAAGCATAAAACACAACAACCACTTCGGAATGAAATGGCATCGCAGCAGAAAGGAAAGATATGCTGTTTACAAAGACGATACTCCGAAAGATAGGTTCGTTGTTTACCGTTCCGCGTGGTGGTCTTACCGTGACCATTCGAAGCTGTTAGTTTCTGCCCGGTATCGACACCTAACAAAACTAAAACGCACGGATTATAAAAGATGGGCCCACGGATTGAAGAAAGCAGGATATGCCACAGCTCCACACTATGCGACAGCACTAATCAATATTATACAAACTTATGACCTTGACAAGTACGACAAATGAGACAAATACAGATTGAAAAATCATTCACGCAGCATAACATACAAAGCTTTCTAACTGAAGCTACAAAGTATAAACCACTCACTCCTGAACAGGAAGTTACAGCAACACCCGAACAACTTGTAAAACACAATATGCTTTTTGTTGTTTCTGTCGCAAAACAGTATGGCAGCCAAGCCAATGACCTAAAAGATTTAATCCAGGAAGGAATGATTGGATTAGTAAAGGCATCACAAAAATTCGATGCTTCCAAAGGCTTCAAGTTTATATCTTATGCTGTTTGGTATATTCAGCAGAGCATAATGGCTTACCTTAGAAATCAACGCAATCTGATTAGAATTTCAGAACCACAGATAATATCAAATAAAAAGATTCTTCAACTGATTGACACGCATACCGAAGAAGAAATCAAAGACAAGCTGAAAATTACCGATAGTGTTTTCAGAAACTACATTCACACACCATTTACAGAATCAATGGATGAACAGTACGATTCAGATAGTGATGAATACATTAAGCAATATGTTTCTGATGAAAACTTTTTGGAACACTATGAGAAAAAAGATATGGCAGACCGTATCAAAGAATTGATGGGGCAATTGTCATACAAGGAACAGCATATCATTTATCAATGCTACCTTTTGCCATTCCCAAAAAGTTGGCAAGAATTGGCAATTGAAATGAAGATGTCTGTACAAGGAGTTCGATATCTTCACCATAGGGCACTTCAAAAACTTAAACTAAAAACCTCCGCTCACGCCCTGTAAGTTCTACCAGGATGCGCTCAGAGATATTGTATTTCGCAGACAGTTCTTTTATTGTCTGCGTTTTTGTTTTGTTGCCTATGCTATCATAAAACTCGCAGATAGCACAATACTGCAATACTCTGCGCTCAGTAACAATACCCGATTCAATGAGCATATCAGATAGCGTTTCAGGAGTGATGATATCCATCTGCTCAATGCGCTCTGCCAATCTTCGGGCAAACTCGCTTTTAATATTCTCCATACATTCCAAATTGTTCATAGGTTTCAATGGCTTCCATTACTTTGCGGAATACTTTGCCTCTGCACGATGAGCAATTGTCTTCCATAAAGATATTTGATGTGAACAGATATTCGTTGTAGATGTCAAATAAATACCTTGTACGGTCATCACCTGGGGGCAATCCCCTAGGTAGTTCCAATAGCCAAGGTTTTAATTGGATTAGTTCTTCCCGATGTTCTTCGGGCACGTTGTAAGCTTTGTTTTTCATAGTGCTAATATGATTAGTGCTGTTAAGAATCCTGCACCGGCACCGATGCCAATAATCTTCCAGGCCTTTTTTCTGCGAGTTTCTTTGACCAGTTTTTTCTGTACCTCTTTATGAACAATGGCATCCCGATTAAAGCTTTCAATAATCTGCTTATAACCCGATATCTCAAGCTCCATTGTTTGCAATCTTCGGTCTTGCATCACATTTAGCTTTTGTGACTTGCTGAGTACAGAATAGCAGCTGTCCAATATCGTTTCAGTTTCTTTTACCACTACCTTGTAATGCTTTAAGCTATCGAACCTGGATGCAACAAGCTCCATAAAATTACGACTGCAAATAAATCCATCAGGATGAGGCTTAATTTGAGAGTAACCTGGCAACCAAAGCAGAATCGCTAAGGCTGTGATAAGGTATTGGTGGTGCAGGCGGTACATTGATATTTATTTTGATATTTTTAATCTGCTTCTTTACATCCTCAGTCTGATCGGATAGGATTTTTTGAAAGCTATCAATCTCTTCAGTTAGCTTTTCCCGATCTTTCTGCAAAGATACAACACTTTGCAATACCGAATCTCTAAAATTGCGTTCATTTTTTAGCAATTGTTTGTGAAAATTGGTAGTGCTGTCATAAAACAAGTAGGACAGCACCCCAATCAAACCTATTAAAACTAAAATGAGCAGTAAAATTATATTGTTTTTCATCGCAGCGTTACCTTTTTTCTGATGCGCTCACCTTCTCTTGTATCTCTGTGCAGCTCATCTGTTACCAAATACACTTTGCTGTCCAACACTTGGCCACTTATTGCAGTAGTACGGTCATTAAATGCTCTTAGTGTGCTATTGCCAATGCCCCCGACATTTGGCGCACCAAGCAAACCACCATTAGCGAATCCTGGTACCTTCGCAGCACTTAATGCAGGTCTCAACATTTTTGTTTGTTTGGCATTCAGGAATGTTTCTCCTACCCGGGCAGCTACCAATACATTGTCACCCTTGCTTGTCTGCGGAATATTCTGCACACCAACAACCTTACCACCGCTATCAGGAAGACCAACAGGCACAACCGCACCACCATCCGCTAATGGCTGTGCTGCAATGATAGCTGTCTGTGCTGCTCCTGCAACTCCTGCCAATAAAGCAGCAACAGGCCCACCTTTGATAAATGCCGTTGATACTGCCAATGCCGTGTTTATGATGGACTGAATAATTGCCAATGCCTTTGACCTCTTTGCGGATTCAAGCTGTATTCTTTCCTGCTCCTTAGCAAGTTTCTTTTCATTCTCAATCTCATTGTCCAACTGCTGCTGAAGAAACTGCCTGCGCAATCCTGTGGCATTTTCAAGCTCTTCATTCAGCTTCTCTTGCCTTTCACTACTGCGAGCTAACTGTTCCTCAACTTGCTTCTCTGCCCTGGCATTGATAACAGAAAGAACTTGGTCAATAAACTGAAGACCTTGCTGAATATAATCTGCAATCTGTTGGAGCTGCTTAATCCTTTCGTCTTTGATATCTTCACCAGTCTTCTTAACCATATCCTTGTACTTCAACTCAGCATCTGAAAGTTTAGTGTTTAGCTGCTGTCTTGCCTTTGCCACAGCATCGTATTCCTCTTGCTTAATCTGTACACCTTTGGCAGCCTGGTCTTTCAAAAATGCTTCCTGATCATCAACTGCCCGAAGCTGAAGTTTAAGCTTTTCAATCTCATCAAGTATTTTTTTCTCTTCAGCTAATCTTACAAGCAACTCACGCTTCTTTGCATTCTTCTCCTGAGCCAATTGCTTATTAAGTGTTTCTTCATTTTTTAAGATTCGCATATCTCCAGCCTCTTCAATAAAGTCAAGTTCCGAAGTCAATGCCTCGTCTCTCCATTGCTTCAACTGCTCAAGATTTGCCTCTGCCTTTTCAAGTTCTGCTTTCCGATAAGTATCGTTGATATCAGCTGTCTTATCTGCTGCATCTTGCTCAATCTGAACTTCAATTGCTTTCTGCAATCTCTTGACTTCAATCAATTGATTTTTGTTGTCTTCTTGTGCCTTTAGAACCTCAGCTGAGTTTTCGCCAAATGTTTTTGCAAGTTCTGCTTCACGATTCTTAGCTGCTAAAACTAAATCATCGTACTGCTTTTGTAGTGCTGCTTTTTCTTTCTGAAGACCTAACTGCACCTCTGCAAGTTCACGTTCACGATTATCTTTGATGTTCTTAACAATTTCTTCCTGAAGCCTTGTCTGTAATTCCAAAAGCAATGCAGATTTCTCTTGTGCATTCTTTATTTCATCCGCGGCATATTTTTCTCGTGCTTGTTTAAGCTTCTCAGCTGCTTGCTTTGCTGCCTCTTGCTGTTGTTTTAATAATTCGAGATCTACTTTTAAAAGTTTTTGTTTTGTCTTTTTCTCTTCCTCAACTTGTACGACGTTGCCCGCTTTCTTTGCATCGTTATAACCTTTGCTGAATGCCTCTGCAATTGTCATTCCTGCCTTTCCGATTTCCGCTTGCTGCTTTCTTAAATCCTCAATTGCACTTTTAACATTAGCACCAAAAACGCCCTTGACTTGTTCCGCAAATATTTGAGCCTCTAAGAACAAAGATTGAAACGTATTAACAAAGGTCACTCCGACCTGCTTTAATGCCGAAACAACGCCCGAAAAAATATTGGGCAGGTCATTAAATACAGCAATAACATTTGTAATCGCAGCACCTACATTTGAAAATACTGATTGCAAAAAAGGACTTTGCTTTATTACATTGGCAACAATGTCATACCAACTTGCAAAGGTATTTAATAAAATTGGAAAAAGTAGGCTTATCATTGTGATAGGCATCAATAAAACCCTCACAGCAGCACTAAATAAATTTATTTGTACACCACCAAGTTTTAAATTTTCGAATACCTTAGTGAATGAAGTCGATAACCTGGTGAACCCATCTGTCAAAGGCTTAAAAATGTCGATTATTTCCGCAATAACAAGGAAAAATCCAGTCTCGAGCTGTTTGCCAAAATTGCTAATGCCACCAGTTGATTTCTCAATCCTTTTGGCAGTTTCAATCTGCGACAACGCAAGCTCACGATTTGTGTTAACAGCATCTCTGTTTTTTTCCGAGAAGTCACTAATCTCACCGCTCGCAGTTCTGAAAGCCTCAGGATATTCTGTTATCGCTTTTAGGTAATCATCTGCATTACCACGGCCTTCGACAAGTGTTCCCTCCAATTTACTCAATGCCTCCTCGAAGCCTATGCCTAAATTTTTACTGAGTGCTTCAGCGGCTGCGGATATTGTTCTCGCATCTGTGTTGAAAGTTTCAGCCAATGCCGTTGTCGATGCTGTTAGCGTATCAAGGTCTTCACCATAGGCATTTGAAAATTCGGCAACCGTGTTTTTCGTTTCGTTAATTTTGGAAATGAATTGGTCGAGCTTTTGGATAGCCTGCCCGATCAACTTCGCACCTTGGAATGCTATAAAGCCACCTACCAAAGCCTTACCAAAACCGTTAATTTTCCCTTCTCCATCTTTCAACTGTTCGGAGAATGCCTCAAACCCAGGTATCGTTCTTGTAAGGGAACGGTTTATCAATGCAAAAGTCTTAGGATAATTACCGACATTGCGTTGGAACTGCCCGGTACTTTCATCAATCTTTTTGAGTTCGGTATCAAGCTGCTGTATCTTAGTTTTAAGCTCCTGACCTTTGGCAGCATTTCTTTCGGCAGCAGATAAGTTTTTGTACTGCTTTCTTAGGTCAACCAACTGCTGATTCAATTGGTAGTAACTACCCTCAGCTGCTTTTGTTCCCTCGGCAGACTTAACAAAATCTTTCTGCTCTTTCTTTGCCTTTATGAGCTGCTCGTTTGTTGCTGCAATCTGATTACGCAGCTTTATGTATTCTTCGCTGCCCTTCTCGGTCTGTTTGAGTTCCGTGTTGAGTTTTTCAAGTTGCATTTCAAGACCAACAACCTGTTTGGTCAAGTCCGATAAACCATCAATCTCAATACTTAGTGCTATTGTTTTTGCCATTATAGTTCTATTAGTGTAAAGTTAATAAGTTGGTTTGCCTGGAAGATTTTGATAGCCTCAAACCATCTTGCATCGGGTACTACCATACAGCCTGCCGACCAATTATCGACAAAGCTGCCAATGCCGCCACGGTGAAAGTTTATGCCATACCAGCCTTTTGTTTTTACTGTCTTATCGAGCTTTCTGTCTTTGTTTCCATCTCTGTAAATCTCAATTGCACCGGCCTGATAAAAGTAAGGCGCACCAAGCCATAAAGATGACCACGTGCCCGATGTGACAAACTTATGACTTCCGATAACTTGCTGTTCAGCTGCAACCGCTGCACCAGTAATGCCGCCAACTGTCAAAGGATTAAAAATATAAAAATCACCTGGTGTCGTACTGCAAGGCATAACCATATCAGCTACCCGGTTATTAAACCTCACTACATAGTCCGCAAACTTGTTGTCGAAGCTTTGGTCGGTACGTATCCACACTAAGTCATTGACTGGCTTCACCCAGCCTCTGATATTCATTTCCGCATCAATCCATTGCTTTGCACCTGTAAGTGTTAACGGCCCAACTATGCCATCAATTGCTCCTGAGTAATAACCTCGGTCTTTAAGTGTCTGTTGAAACTGTTTCATTATTCTACTACTGGGTTTATAATTCCTATAATGTTACTAAATGTTGTTGCTGTTACATCATCATCTGTCGGGCCTTGCTCCAATATCAACCAAGTCTTGGTGCTGCTGTCAGATTGTGCGCTATAACCATCAATCTTTTGCAGAATCCACTCCAATCCATCAATCAGCATCTTGTTTCGGAATGACAAAGCATTGATGCTTAACAAATCCCAAAAGTAATTTGCCTCCAATCTCTTACCGATGCGCTTCCTTGCATACTCCTGCATCCAAAAAGATTCGAATAAACCTATTGTTTTTTGTCCTAAGTAAATTTCATTCGCAAAGCTAAGGCTAAAATCTGTGGGATTGTTATAATTTACCATAAAACTTAGAGGCGGAGCAAGCTCAACACCACCTGTAAAGTCATATTTTACGTTTGAATCGCTTGGCAATCCTCGGAATCCAACAAAATACAATATCCTTGGCTGTATGTCAGGATTCATTTCCGTTGCTGTCGGATCTAACTGATAATCCTGTGGGTAAATCAAAGGTATCTGCAAAGAACCTAACGCTGTTGTACCCTGTATGCTTGAATCATTGGTATGTATCGTCTTTGCAAAGAACGGATTTTCCCTCTGCTCAATGACTTCGTTGAATCTGTTCTGTGGAAGTACATATTGTGAACCAAATATCTTAATCGGTTCGTTAAGTTCCCTTTCAGCTTCCGTTTCACCATCGGTTATGTATTCAAATATTGTTGTTTTTGGTACATCAGCTAAATTAAACAACTCCGCACCAATCTCCAAATCCAATCCTTGCGTAGAATCTACTGTCGGAACAGCGTAAAAGCCATCTCTCAACTCTAATGGTATTGTAGTTGGAGCATTGTCTTGCCTGTAAAGATATGGGTCGGCAGGCTCTATTACAACTTGCTGTGCTTGTGGATTCGCTTCGAATCTTAGATTGAACATATGCTGCAATCCCTTAATCATATCCACTACCTTCCAATCCTTAACAAGGTATTTAAATGCCAGGATAGAACCGAAAGCATATTCAGCCTCACCAATGATGTTCATAGTGAAGGCATAAACATTGGTCGGGTCAGTACCACCAAAGTTATGCAACAAACTTATCGTGTCACCTGCATTAAAAAACCCTACATCGTAGATTAAGTTGCCTGATTTGTTACCTGAACCAGGAGATAAAAAATTGCCAAATAATATTGACTGATTATTGAAATAAACAGGAGTTCCACCAATACAAGCACCTACTACAAAACTATAAGTTCCCGATGCACTTGTCACAGATGCCGATACAGATATCTGATAGTAACCTGAGAAAGGAACTGTGTAAAATCCTGTCGCAGTATTGTAAGGAGTTGCCAAATTCGGCTGAGCGTAACTTGGAAATACATAGGTCACACCTACACTGCCTGTTGTTGTTCCAGGTTCTGTTAAACCAACATTGATATAGTCCTGACTAAACTCTTCAGGGTATCTCGCAGGCATCGGTAATGGCAATATCAATCTTTTAAAAACATCGCTGTTTAAAAACTGACTTGATATTGAGTAACCAATCGTGTCAAATGCCTTCTGCAATATTGAACGGATAAACAAAAACGGAGTGAACTCATCAATACCAACCTGACCTGGATTATTCCATTCCTTCCACTTAATCAGCGTGAATCCTGAATAATCGCCTGCATCGTATGTCGCAGTCCATCCTGCCGTAACCGCTGCCATATCGTAAACAATTGAAGTAAAATCCAAATCACGGATTCTGATATCCTTCATTCTGATAGTCCAGTCAGCATTGGTGCCGTATAACTCAACCTTGTAGCTTCTGCCCTTAAATCTGTAACGGTCTGACATCAGCACTCCCGACTGCAAAGAAGCCTGCCCGGAAAGAATCTGAACACCACCATCTTCAAAAACGAAAGGCTTCAATGTTGCTGCTGTAAGTTCGTTATTACTTCCTGCTGCATACCAATCATCGAACAAGGCATCGTTAACTCCTGTAGATGGCAGTTCAATCCCTCGCTTCGAATATGCACCCGAAACAAAGCCTTCCTCATCCACCTCGTAAACAAGTGAATAAGTTAATCCGCTCTGTGGCAAATCTACTACCGTTCCATCTATTGTCAATCTTCTATACATAGGACATACTTACATTTTCATCTTTGGAATAAATTGTCAGAATGCCATTACTAAGTTCGAATCTGCCATTCTGTTTTTCTGTATTTCCAAAAATAAACTTGGTAACCAAACTTTCAGGAACATACAAATAACCAACATACTTACTTTGCTTCACCTTGTATTCGCAGGCAATCAACTTATAACCATTGTACAAAGTTACAGCTCCGAAAGTAATAATTTCATTGTATGGCGAAGAAGTTTCATTGCCATAAGCACTACCTTTTGTCGATGTCCAAATAGTGTTTTCAAGTCTATCATATCCTGCGTAATCCAATATCATATTCTGTGGGTTATAATGTCCTGTGATAGGTTTAATGTAAACTCAATCGTAAACAGTCCAGGATTCTTTTTCTCGATAACATCCTGATCGCTTATCCAACATCTCCAGTACTCGCTGTTGTCATTCGGATTCACAACGTACACCTCAACGGAATACAACAAATCTTTTAACCAAGCCATTTCAGCATTGGTAACAAGCTTAGTGCATCGATATCCTTTGCTCGCTTGTATGTTGGTTCTCGCTCTGCCGTAGTCATCTTGTGTATGAGGCCAGTTCAATGGCTTCTGAAATAACTCCGATGTAACACCGATGGCAAGCTCAGTAAACGTAAAGTCATAATTGTCGACACCGCCCAAGGAATTAAGCCAATATAAGCTCAACTGCTTAGGACAGGCATCATCAAAGGTATAAGTATGCAAATCAGAATTTAACAAGAATATCATCCCTCCGAAAATTGGAATACCTAATCCTGCAACTATGGTGTAAGATGCTGCTCCTGTAAAGTTCGGAGCAAGACTACCAAAATATGTTCCTGCAGGAATAGCCTGTAACTGTGGCTTACCAACTCCGATTGTGTGCATCTCATCGGGAAGACCGCCAAGTGTTGCAAGATATGCTGTGTTTATCAGCGTGCCTGCACTATTGAAGGTCTCAATCCTTATGTAATTCCATTGCGACAAAAACGATAAGAAGATATTTTCATCCTGCTGTATCTTTCTGCTTGTCGGACTGTTCGTTAAAAATCGTTTCGGGCCTGTAACAAATGGTACACCAAGGAAGTCATCCAGGCTCATATCCTCACCGTTCTGCCTTGTCGTAATGCAGGCATACTGTAAACCGCTGTAATCCGTTGCAGGGTAAACTTCAATCTTACCTGATATGCTGCTCCTGTACTCATACTTAAACGATACCTCGAACTCCAAAAAGCTATCAGTATTATTTACCCTGGTATCGGCATTCAAATTCCCGAAGGTACTTCTCCGACTTCGCTTCGTGAGATATCTCTGAATGTACTGCTGCACATCGACATAAAAGTAATATTCCATTGCAGGAGGTGTTAAGCTCGGAACTGACTGATACGGTGCAACTCTGCCCTCTGCAATAATAATCGTACCGCCTGCCGTTGTAATCGTAAACTTGCAGTTAGTAATTACATCAGGAGGAAATGTTGTGTACATCACTTGCCACAAAACTGGTCTGTATGCCGATGTCGGATTGTACGTTGGACTTGTTATGACTGCCATTACGGATATATTTCATTGTAAAGCGTAGTGTAATAAGTGTCGAAGTCCTGACCACTTGCAAACGTGAGCTGACAAATTTCTGCCATCTTCTCTTTCTTCGCTTGGTTCGCTGCGTTGTATGCAGATACCAATGATGCCGGAACGATAAAACTCACATAGGCAGCAACAGCCAATGAAAACGCAACCTGATCACCACCTTGCGCATCAATCGCATCCTGATAATCGTTTGTCAATAACTCGCTGTTTGAACTGCTCAGGAGTGTAAGTAAAAATTTTTTCTCAGTCATTATGCTCTTCTTAAATTTTCAATAATTTTATCAATCTTAGCTTCGAATACTGCTGCTGACCATTCCTCTGCAAATTTCATAATCTCTTCATCTGTGGCATCAATAGTCTTCTGAATAAATTGTGTCGGGCCTTTCACAGGCATTCCAACTTTCTTATGCTTTCGGGCAATCGCAAACGCTATGCCTAAACTTTTTCTGTTATCCGTAACACCCAACTTCAACTGCGCAAATCTCTGCAATCCTTCGATGTACTTACTCCGACCACCTCTACCACTTGGCTCTGTAAACGGAATCCTA